TCTAATACGCCTTCGCTCACTGTGACAATTTCAATGGTGGTCGGATCTGCCTGCGATTCTGAGATGAGAACCGCGCGCGCCGCAGCCGTAAGCGTTTGCGCTGCAAGCATCGTGGTATCGACGGCAAGCACATCAAACTCGTAACGGAACCACGCACCAGTGATCGCACCTAGCGTCATCTGCTCGCTCGAGTTGACGCGCACAACCAACGCTGGCAACGCGCTGTTTGCGATGCGAGCGCCGGTATAGATTCGCCGTACCGCTGAGGTTTGGTTGGTNAGCCAACCGATGATCAATGACTCGATCATGCGACCTCCACAGTATCNATCACAGCGACTCGATTGCGCTGCTCGANATTGCGGATGCCTTCAATTCGCAGGATTCGATTGCGGAATTGGATGCGGTCTGCAGTAGTCATCGTCACACGCGCGATGTTGGGCCAGCGCGTGCGTAACTCGAACGACGAGACATTTGCAACGCCTGCACCCATCGATGTTTCGCTTGGTGGATTCTCGCGTGCATCAACGATGATCGTCCCCACATTGGTGTATGTGGTTGAGCGGCGTCCCAACGCATCGAGCGTTGTTGAGGCCCGCAGCACAGGGCAGCGCCATCGTGTGAGGCCTGCGCTGATCATGCGAACAGCCCCCGCACTCGCAGGTGCTCAAGCATGAATTGAGCACCGAGCGGAGGAGCAGTCAGCGTGATGGGCTGCATTGCCTCAGGATTGTTGTACCACGCGCCCACAAGCCCGATTATTGCGTGTGCTACCTCGTTTGGCTCGGTGCTGTAGCCCGCAACATAAGTCACCGTTGCGAGCGTTCCCTCTTTCATTTCAGGCGAGTTGATGAACTCGAGCGCCGTCAAATCCTTCGAGGTGTCGAGGTAGTAATCGGTGCCACTTGTGAGCGTTACCGATGCGCCTGCGCCGTCGGTGTACACCACGCTAGTGAGTGACACGAACGGTTGCACAGCAAACACCGTGCGCTCGAATTCACGCAGAAACATCGTGCGACTTGCTTGAGTCAGCGTGAGCCCTGTGTATCGCTCAACCCACGATGTTGCTGCGCTGATCAGACGAGACAACTCGGTGTCATCGTCGTTGAAGTCGATGCGCAGCGCGAGTTTGACTTGTGCTGTGGTTACTGCCATTGAAACCTACTGAGGGGGTTTCCCCCCTGAGTAGGCAGGGCGCATGAGGAGGCACGCGCGGAAAAGAGATGATTAGCAAGTGATTGCAGCAAACGCGCTCTCGTTCATAATTCGCGAATCTGTGCGAGCGTAGGTGTAGAGCGTGACTTGATGCGTGACTGCAGCGCTGTACGGATCCACAAGCGAAGTCATTCCAGTTCGGTCGAAGATTTCAAAGTAGTTGAAGTCGCCGATTACCGCGAAGACATTGCCGTTGGTGGTAGCAGTTGGGATGTATTGCCCGACCGAGTACGGCACGCCGTACAGAAGTCCTGGTGCACCACCGACCATCGTCTGCGAATTTGAGGGTGCTTGCGTCCAAATGTACTCGGTCGCACCACTGGTAGTCACGCTGTTTTTCAATTTGCGCGCGACGCGAACGAAGGTATCCGAGACAAGCCAACGGAACCGCGAAGAGTTGCGGTATTGAGGTGCAACGAGGTGCACGGTGTCGATCACATTGTCTGCGCTAATCGTTGTGACTGCGTTGCCGCCAAGATCAGTGACTTGCGACAACGCTACAAGTTTGGTGTTTGCACTCGATCCTGCAATACCTTCAGGCTGCGACGATCCAGTACCAACGGTGTACGCTTGTTCCATTTTCAACGCAAGCGAAAGGCCAATGCGCGACGCAACCCAATCGAGGCCACTACCAATGCCACCTTGTCCAATCGCGTCTTCAATGAATTCCTGAGACATCGTTGTGGCGCAGACATACTTGTACGGCACAACAGAGATTGCAGTGCCAAAGGTTGGGTCAGAAGGTGTGATGGGGTTTGCTTCAGTAACAAGATTGGATGTCGGCAGAGAACCTTCAACGGTGATGGTGCGCTTGGAATCGATGCTGCTTACAGGAGCGATGCTGCGGAGCACATTCGCCTGGTACATCTTCTCAACGATGCGGCGCTCCATGTCGGTGGGGATTCCCGCTCCGCTTGCAGTCGTTGCAAGTGCGCGCATTTCTGCGGAGTTGCCACTGGCTACTGCTTTCAACCAACGCATTGCGTATTCGGGGCTCGAAAGATCGTGACCACCTTCGCGCTTCGCAGGAAGCGCTGCACGGAACTGTGGCTGCGCACGCTCTTCTTCAAGCGCTTTGATGCGCTCATTTGCTGCGCGGAGCGCTGCACGATCCTGCGCGGCACGCTCGACTGCATCAAGGTCTGCGTCAATGCGCGCAATCTTCTCGCGCTCCTCGCCGCTTCCGCGAATCTCAACATGGTGCGTCTTTGCACCCGTGCGCGATGCGAATGCATCGAGGGTCTTGCGGTACTCGTGAACGGTGTTTTCGATGTTGGTCAACTCGTCAGACATGTTGCATCCTCTGCTTGTGAATTTCGAGCCGCAGACGCGCGGCTTCGTTTGCAGCCGCGTGAACATCACGCAGGCTCGAATTAGTCTTGTCGCCGTACGCAGCGTCGACCACGACGCTCAACTCGACGAGTCGAGCGGCAGTCACGGTGCGTTCAGTTCTTCGCGGGTTCCACTCGTCGCGGTCCACATAGAAACCAAACGACATCTCACCGCTCAAGTCGCCACGCTCGACTAGCGCTCGAACATCTCTACCAATGCTTGTGTCGGCCAGTTCCGCAGTGAATCGCAAACCGGCTGCGGTATCGGTGAGCGCTAGCGTTCCGCTGCGCGTGCGCGCGAGCAACGCGCTGCTGTCGTGATTGAACAGCAGTTTGATGTCTGCGCCAGCCAAGTCTCCGAAAGCGCCACGCGATATGCGCTCTCGAAACTGCGGTGCAAACGGCTCGCTGATTTCACGCGACCACTTGCCGTACGGAATGGCAAGCCCTGCGAGCGTGCGGCCTGCAGGCGCTGCGATGGTGACGCTGCGACGCTCAAGTGAAGTCATCAACACTCCCTGCGCTTGTGTCGCTTCCGAGGTTGGTAGTACCACCGCCAGTACCCATGTTTTTCGCCACGATGGGCTCATCGAGTCCTGGCAAAGGGTCTAGGTCAAGCCACTCGCGCGCCTCGTTGCGCGTGATGACTCCGGACTCGACTCCAGTTCGAAGTGCAGCCATTTGCTCTGCAAGCGATGGCCTCGAGATCACATCCGTATCAAAGTGCGACTCGCTGAATGGTGCCAGTTTCGCGCGAATTTCAGATTGCCACGCTGCGAACCAGTGCGAGAGACACGCATCTACATACATGCGCGAGAGCCATTCCATTGAGCCGTAAGCATTCGCAGAGTGCTCGGACAGGTACGAAGTCGGAACACCAAAGATGCGTGACGCATCCTCGATTGAGTAACGACGCGCAGCAGCAATGCCTTGATCATCAAGCGTGCTCGAGATCCGCTCAACCTTCATACCCTCGCTCAACACCAATGGCTTGCCTGCGTTTGCTGCACCGCTGTGATCGCGTTGGTACTGCTCGAGCAGCATTTGCTTTGCGGTCGATGGCATAGGGCCTGGATGCACAAAGGCAATCTTGGGATTGCCAGCATTCTTCATCACCTCGAGTTGTGCGCTTTCCTGCGCGGCAAGCACACTCAATGAGGTCTTGCACAAACGGATAGGTGATTCGCCCCACAAACCATCGAGCCCTACAGCGCGTAGATGCAGCATCGATTGCATCGGCACCTCGCCGTACTGTCGAGTGCGGTACACAGGATCGGCCTTCGTCAAGTCGAGAGATACCGACTCGAGATCAACAGGCAACAATTCGAGCAATTCGCCGCCGATGGTGCGATTGATGACAGCAAACGCGTTGCCGTACAACAGGCACTGCAGCGTGAGAGATCGTCGGAACTCGAAACCGTTTTGCCATCGGTTCGGCTGCGCAAGCAGACGAGCCACGATGTCTTCGTCAATCTCGAACGGCGTACGCGCAACATCATTTGCGATTAGCGATGCAGCGCGGTACACAGGCGTGTACGCAAGTGCTGTGCTCGGTGTGATCGATGGGATACCCGCCGAGTCGAAACTCGGCATGAGCACTCCATGCGTTGGCCAGTGGCCAAGCCATCGTTGCAACAATCCTCGCAGCATGTGCGTATTGAGAGGGCTGCAATCCTCACAGATTGCACCTATAGCGATTTGTTGCGAAAATACTCTTCGGCTTCTTCTTCGTACAAACTGCGCGGAGCACCACCCCAAATGTGCACGGCGATGATGGCTGCTACCAATGGATCGATGGCACAGAACTCTCGCGACTTCACTGGTCGGATGTTGCCGTTCTGATCGCGCTTTGCGTGTGCCTCGGCACACGCTCGCCGCAAGATCGGGTCATCACCTACCACCAATCGAGATCCGGCCCACAGGTTCTGAAACAGCGCGCAGCCGGGCCCGAATGTCGAGATACCCATGCGGTACACCATCAACGGAGCACCGTCTGCTTGCATCTGCTCGGCTAGATACTTCGACCCCCAAGCGTCGTAGCCAATGCTGCGAACCTCGAACTCCTCACGCAGTTGGTTGATGCGTACTCGGATCGATTCGTAGTCGATCTCTCGTCCTGCAGTTAGCGTGATCTTTCCATCCTGAGCCCACGAACGGATCGGGTATCGGTAATCCAGCTCACGCTGCGCGACATCTGCTTTTGGCCACCAGTACTCGCCGCGTAGCGCTACGCGACCATCCTCGAGGGGCACGGCAACGACGCACGCCGTCATGTCAAGCGACTTTGACAAATCAAGCCCGACATACGCGGGCTTGCCGCGCAGAGATTCCCAATCGACTTGTTGCCCGCCCGGCCACAAAGACATGTCCAACCATCCGCCCGTGTTCTCATCACAACGCGCAGCGTGATATCGCGCGAATTCGCCGCGGCCCATAGCGCTGCGTCGCATTGTGTTCCACGAACGCTTGAGGCTTATCAAATCGGGTTGGCCGTGCTCAAGCCCGGGATTGGCTTTCCCCCATGTGGTTTCGTCTGCAAGATCATCGCTTGGATCGAGCCCGTACAGGATTGGTATGACCGTATCGTCTTCGATCTCACCTGAAAGAATTGCCTCGCCTTGCTTCACCAGTTCGGCGTAATGATTCTCAGGGTTGCTTCCTGGAGTCGTGATGATGACTCCGGTGCTTTCCTTCCGCTTTGCGCCCGTGGTGAGCAGTTTGGTGAGAAACCTACCTTTGAATTCTGCAGCCTCGTCTGCAATCCACAACGATGGGTTTAGACCATCTAGGCTGCGTTCGAGCGCAGGCAGTGCCGTCATTTCGCAATCAGCAGACGGGCGCACGATGCGGTTAAACCGCACCAATAGCGTTGGATCTTCGATGCGCAGCGCCATCGTGCGCGCTGTGTCCAAACAGATACCTGCCTGCTCCTCGTTGTTTGCGATCACATGGACGCGCTTGCCGTCGCCGGCAAGCAGATCCCACAAAGCAAGTCCGGCCATCAAAGTGGTTTTGCCGTTGCCTCGAGCCACCTGCACCAATGCTAGACGGCACCGTCTGCGACCGTCTGCGAGTCGCCACCCCATGATGTTTGAGAGGCACCACAGTTGCCACGGGTGCAACTCAAACGCCTGGCCGCTTGCCTCTCCGACGAGCGCAAGCCTGCGGTAGTGCGCGGCGAGCGCGTCGACTAGCACCCAATCCAT